GTAGATTGCCCGATTCGCGATAAGGTAGTGGAAAACTTCAGTGAACTTCTGGAAGCAGATATGTCTAAAACGTTAGAAGAATCGGTTCTACATGTAATCAGCGACCAAGCTTTAAAAGAAGGCATTGATGTTGATTGGAGTAATCGTGTGTTTTGGAGCATGTATCGTAGTCGCGCAATTTCCATCTATGAAAACTTGCGTAACGGGTATGTTAAAAACTCCGAGAACTGGATTTCAAAGCTAAAATCTGGAGAAGTGACGCCGCGCACATTTGCTGAAATGACAGCTGTAGACATGTGTCCTTACCGTTGGAAGGCGTCTATTGAACATTTTATTGAAATGGAGAAGAAGGTGTATTCGAAGAACCAGAACGCCTCAATCTTCCTTTGGTGTTCGCGTTGCAAGAAACAGGCTAAGTGTGATTATTATCAGCTTCAGACACGGTCGGCAGATGAACCGATGACGACGTTTGTGACGTGTTTGGAATGTGATCGGAAATGGAAGTTTTAAGTGGGTTTGATACAGGTTGTTTAATAGTAACTAGAGATTCTCCTGGAATCAGGATGGAAGGACGCGGGCTGCGGTACATTGGATCAAGCATCATTTCCGACATTTGTTTCTTCATTCCTCCTACTAGCGGCGAATCTAGATCAGATGGGTATACATAAATAGGATCAAGGCCATTCGTGATTTCTGGTTTTGTGACTTCAGGAGTTGTGTCACCAAACCTCTTTTTAAATTCTCTAATCACCGTATCCGGAACTTGAGGACTTGTTTCTTCTAATCGTTGAGTTTCATCCCTGACAGTTTTCAGCATATCTTTTGCTGCCATACGTTCACTTCTTGGAAGAGATAACTCTATCAAGATGAATTTATAAACCTTTTTGTACGTTATATCGGCTATACGATGAGATTCTGATCGTTTTGCCCAACTGAAATAGTTAGATACTGTTGTTAAAAGACCTACTGACAAGGTTATAATACCGATAATTACATTTGCGATTTCGGTCTTTGCAAACAACGAGTTTGTCCCAATGGAAGCAGAACCAGCAAGGGTTGCCATGACAATTGACGGTAATGTTATGGCAGTATGTAGTCTAGAATACCTCTTTTCAGATCTGTCGTGAAGCCACGAATAACATAAACACCTTTCGCCTTCATCTGATATTATTTTTTCTAATTGAGAGTTCCACGATACGACACCCAAACTGTCGTCCATTGTAAATTTGTGTGTAATAATTAATGGGTCAGTGGGAGCTTCACGATAAGCATCCATCTACATCTTTTGGAAAAATAGTTAAGCGCCATATTGGCGCAGCAGACGCAGATAATGTGGATCGTATGTTGAGTGCGTATGAAGCTCTGTATAAGGGGAAGTACAAATCTCCCGAAGATATTCGCCGGTCTTTCGTGAAAGACGGCCAGCCTCTTTTTACGCAGGAACAGGCAAAGTCTGTATTCCGTCAAATACGTAAGGGACAGACTGGGGGTGAGGTAGACCATAAAGGAATTGGGAGTATTTTCAATAAGTTTGGGTCGGATCTAGTTGATATGGCGGCTGGAATTACGCAGCCTCCACCTCCTAACGCAGCAGTTCAGGGAGCCGTAAAATCGGTCCAACTATTTATCCGTATGATCATTCCCTTTATCTTCGTGTTGGATACATTAGAAAGCATTCCTTTGTTTGGTGACCTGATTGGTGCATCTTTGGACGTTACTGCAGCTACCCTTCCCGTAATTGCGTCCAATGTCCAAACATTCACGCCAGCTCTTGTAGGTCTAATTCCTCTTCCATTAGCAGGTCTGGTTGGTATTTTCCTAGGATGGCTGTTTTCGTTCTGGTTCCTGTGGTTAGCTGCAGTCATCGGTATGTCACGTAAAGATTTTGGATCAGCTTTGGAAGCTACATCTGGCATGGTTCCTGTCATTGGACCGGCTCTGATGCGCGGAATTAAGGCTGTTGAAACGGTTGGAACAAAGTTCTATAATCGTGCTGACCGTATTTCTGCCTCAATTTCTCAAGCTTATGGAAGCCTTATGGGTGCAGTAGAGAACGCCAAAAATACGGTAAGCGGTATGGCAGCTTCTTCTAACTTAAAAATACCATCGGCTGCCAGTATCAAACAAACCGCTACTGAAGCTGTTAAGACTCCAATATCTCAATCAACAGCTGTAGCCACTGCTCCTTTATCCGAGGATCCGACCGAAGAGAAAACTTCATTTGCGCCTGTACCTTCTCGTAAAAAAGCCGGTAAGCGATTTTCAACTAGGCGGACTAATATACTCAAATGTCCGAAGACACGACGGAACAAGTGCGCAATGTTTTGAAAGAATGGGTAACTCTTGATGATCAGGAACGTTCTCTCAAGCTACAGATCAAGCAGATCCGGGACAAAAAGGCTCAGAACTCTGAGCATATTTTGAAGTTCATGCGTGATAATTCGGTCGACGACTTCAAGCTTGAAGGTCAGGGCAGTTTGAGCCGGTCAGTCCGCACATCTCGTCCAGCTTTGAGCCGCGACAAGATTCGCACACAGCTTCTTATCCAGTTTGCTGACCAACCGCAGCGTGTAGCTGAAGCTCTTAAATCAATTGAGGGTGGTGGCGGCCAGGATGGAGATGATACGCCTCCTATTGGAACTCAGCGCGAACTACTTGTTCGCCGTGTTCCCCGAAAGCCGTAGAATTGCTTCTTTGGCTGCTAGTTGTTCAGCCTGCTTTTTCGTAGGCGCAGTTCCGATCCCCAGATGATTTCCTTTTTCGTCTACAGCTGCCATAGTGTACTGATTTGTGGCTGCGGAAATCACGGCGTATCCTGGAGTATGATGAAACTTGGCTTGGTACAGTTTTTGCAACTGTTCCTTGAAATTCCGATTGTTCATCAGGATCTTGGGAATATCAATATACGTTTCAACCAAACAAATGACAAACGAGTACATAATCTTGAAATCGTTGCCGGAATCGGTCCACAAAGCTCCAAGAAACGCCTCTAGGATATCTCCTAGTTTCTTGAAGTTATCTCGACCTGCACACACGTCTTCATTATGACGTGAAATAATATAGAACTTATCCAGTCCAATCTTCTTGCTCAACGAACCCAGCATTTCGTTGCATACGATTTCCTTTTTGAGATCAGTCATGAACCCTTCGTTTTCGTCCGGAAACCGTTTCATGAGATAAGTAGATACACACGCACCAAGAATAGAATCGCCCAAATGTTCCAGACGTTCATACGATTCGTCAAACAACCCAAGACATTCACGAGGCTTTTCAGCTAATTGAGCAGGTTCACCGGTTGGTGATGTGTACTCTGTCTTTTTTACATAAGATGAATGGACCATCGCTTTCTGGAAGAGCTCAGTGTTGGTCACCACAAACTCGCATCCGTGCTTCGAAAGAATCGCTTGGATATCCGGTTTGGTAAACAAGCGGTTCTTAGAGTTGAATGGGTTGTAGAGAACCTGTTGCATTTTGTTGTACTCTAAATCTGTTTATGTCTTGTAAGTCCGTTTTCAGAAAAAAACCTTTTCAGGTTGATGTTTGGATTTACTGAATATCTTACTCGTCCTGTTCTCCAGGAACCGTGCGTGTAAAGCTGAACTCCGAAGCTACAAGCGTCTGCTTTTTGGTTTCAATAATGAACTTTACAAGTTCGTCTGGATTTGCCTGACCACCCTTAGTAAAGTACTGCCCTACCAGATCCTTCAGATCCTTTTGAGAAATTGACCAAGGCTTGACCCATTCATTTGGCCGCTTGAACGAGATGGTAGATCCATCTTCCTCCAACTTGATTTTCTTAATAGCATTGTACTTCGGGTCCTTGATAATGTCAGCGATCTCCAGCTCTACGACCTTACGATCATCGCGCTTCTTGAATACTTGACGATTCAATTCGCGAAGCTCATCATCAATCTCGCGATATTGCTTGATACAAGACTTAAGATCACCCATTTTACGAGTTCTGGCTTCAGAAGAAGATTATCCGTTTTCAATACAATGTACTTCGATGCTCAGGAAGTAGAAAACCTGCGCCGTGTTTTCAACAAAGAATATTCGAGTTCTAAACCTATTAGGGCTGGAGAACCTTCTGTTGTATGGAAACAAATTCAAAAAAAACTGCAGGATAAGTGTGACAAATCTACTGAATGTATTATTCTTTCCTTGATGTCAAAACCAAAAGCTCCTGGTTCTTGGAAATCTAATCCGGAAGAATGGTTATCGTCAACTGATATTGACGCAATTGAAAAACAGTATACTAAGGTTTTTCCCGAGTACTATTATGTTGGAGCTGTACCCATAGATTTTGATAAGAAATCGGAGTTAGGAAGTTGTTTAGTGAGTTCATTGTGTTCTCTGGATATTAAGTCGTTGTACAAAAAAGGGTACCGTCAGATAGGAGTAGTTTTTAATACGGATATAAGTACTGGTCCAGGCGAACACTGGATAGCTCTTTTTTGCGATATTCGTCCGGAACTAGAGTATCCTCGCATCACATACTTTGACTCCTATGCCGAGAAACCTGAAAAACAAGTTGTGCAGTTAATGAAACGGTGGTCTGAAACATGGGACGCTACTCGCGTTCACAGTAAGCCAATGAAGGTCACATACAACAAGACGCGGCACCAGTACGAGAACTCCGAGTGCGGAATGTACTGTTTGTACTTTCACTTATGTTGTTTGACAGGAACATCAATGGAATCACGTATTCCCGATAAAGTCGTAAGAGGTTTTCGCGGTTTACTGTTTAAAGTATAATATAAATGGAAGAAGCCTGGTACAAATGGTTCAAATTTGTAATAAGGATATTGTTTGTGGGTGTAATTATTTACGCTGTTACTATGGCGATTATTACTGGTCCTAAATAATAAGAGAATGGAGTCGTACGGGTTTGCTCTCGTTATGGTTATTCCTGTGTTGGTACTTATGGCAATTGCTTTTATCATTTATCTCGTTATAACGCCGTCGGAAGTACAGGCTCAAGCCACTGCTGAACCTACATTTAACGCTTATAACTCAGTTATGGCGTTAGCTCCTTTAGGGTGCCCTACGACTCCCGCGTATCGTTTATGTGATTACTACTTGGCTTCTTCAGCTTACTCTCTGTTTCCGGGAGCAAGGATTTATGATTACATTACAGATGCTGTTATCCCAATGTTAGCCAAAGCCGGTCCTCGCTTAGTTGAATTAGATATTTATGACGACGGATCGGGAGGACCGGTTGTAGGCTTGAAAAACCAGAAATTAGGGACAGATTATGCTTACAATACTATTCCATTTGGAGCTTGTTGTGTAGCTTTGGCAAATAATATGTTTAACTCAGTTGTTTGTCCCGTATCCACTGATCCTTTTATCCTAAGTATGGTGTTCCATACCACCAATAATAACGTTATGAATGCTTGTGCCGAAGCTTTGAAAACCACATGCCCTCAGTATTTACTCGATGTATCGTACGGATACCAGCGCAAGAATCTGGCGATTGAACCGATATGCAAATTACAATCAAAAATGATCATTGTGTCGGGAACTGAAGTCAAGGGTACGCTAATGGACGAATTAGTGAATATGTCATGGGGAACATCGAACTTACGTCGCTTAACCTACACACAGGCAGCTCAGACCAACGACGCCGACGAACTTATTAACCATAACCGCAATAACATCACGATGGTCGTGCCTGATGTTGAAGGTGATTTAATCAACAAGAATCCCCAGATTCTGTTGACGTATGGGTGCCAGTGGATCTTAATGAATTATGGATCAGTGGATAGTGCGATGGAAGTGTATATTGGTGACTTCCAAGAACGAAGTACGGTACTCAAACCCGAACCCCTTCGTGCGCTCAAGCCCAAGGAGTACAAGCAGCCAGTACTCCCTGACCCGTCAGTATCGTTCCAGCCTATGAAGAGTACGTCCCCGATCTACGACATCACTGTCTAAAAGACGACAGGGTTAATAAAAATATTGCGTTAAAACAAAAAATGGCGAACAAGTGGCTAGCGCATGTTAAGAAGACGATGAAGGCGCACAAGGGAATGAAGTTCGGGCAGGTCCTGAAGATGGCGAAGAAGACGTACGGCAAGAAGGGTGGTGCGGATATGGCCGAGGAGGCTGAGCCCATGGAGGACACGTCTGTCCCCGCCGCGGGTCGCCGCCGCCGTACGGCCAAGAAGGCTGGTCGCAAGACCCGCCGCGCTGGTCGCCGGTAAATATCCTGCTTAAAACTAAATGGCGAACAAGTGGTTAGCACACGTTCGTAAAACTATGAAGCTCAAGAAAAACAAAGGTAAGCCTTTTGGCGCAGTTCTAAAATCTGCCAAAAAGACTTATAAGGCGCGCGGAGGAAATCGTATTACTCCTCCTGATGTGGATAACAAAGACGCGGTTCCTTGGGATGCGAAATCGCCGCCACTAGCGGTTCAGGATGCAGATGCTTACCATTCAGTAACGCGCACTGAGGATGTACCCAAGGGTGGTCGTCGTCGTCGGTTTCGTCGGAGCTCCCGCCATAGTCGCAAGTAGATTCCAGAAAAAAAGAGTGTAAGGAACATATAAATACCAAATGGGTGGAGGTTTACTACAGCTTGTAGCCTACGGCGCCCAGGACGCATACCTTTCCGGCAATCCCCAGATCACGTTCTGGAAGGGTCTGTTTAAGCGCCACACAAACTTTGCGATGGAGCCTTTCCGTATTAATCTGACTGGCCAGGCTGCGTGGGGCGTAAAGCACTCGGCGCTCATTGGCCGCCACGCTGATCTACTGTACTCCACGTACATCGAGGTTGTTATGCCGGTCGGGACATTCAACAACGACCAGGGACGTCTGGGGTACAATCTAATCAAGTACGTTGAGCTGGATATTGGCGGGCAGCTCATTGACCGTCTGTATGGAGAGTGGCTGTACCTGTGGGACGCTCTATCAAGCGACCTGACGACATCCAAGAAGCTGTGGAACATGGTCGGTGGAGGTCCCAACACATCTTCGCTGACTCAGGCGTACAGTGACAGTGTGTACGTTTCCGCTACGGAAGGGGGTAGTCCAGAAGTCGCGGCTCTGGGTTCAAAGGCTACGACGGTTGCGTTCACGGACACGTCTGCTTGTATCAGCGGCACCGGCAACTCCGGTCACCCCGCTCTGCCGAATGTTCTGTACATCCCCCTCAACTTCTTCTACACTCGCAACCCTGGAGCTGCTCTGCCCCTTATTGCCCTGCAGTACCACGAGGTCAAGATCAACATTGAGTGGAATGAGGCCCAGGTTATTGCTGGTAACTTCAATAACGCCAAGTCACTGAAGCAGCCCGTTCAGGCAGCAGTGTACATTGACTACATCTACCTTGATACCGAGGAGCGCCGCCGCATGGCGCAGAACTCTCATGAGTATCTGATCGAACAGACCCAGTTCAACGAGGATAAGGGCATTTCGTCATACAACAACCGTATTGACCTGACCTTTAACCACCCCGTCAAGGAGCTGGTATGGGTTGTCCAGCCTACGTCGTACACCAACTGCTCGATTTCTAAGGCCTACAGCGGTACTCGTCTACAGCCATTCACGTACGACCAGGATGCAGTTTACGAGCAGCACCTCCAGATTAACGGACAGGATCGTATGGACCGCCGTTACGGCGACTACTTCAACTCTGTCCAGTCGTTCCAGCACCACAGTGGTATTTCTGCTACCGTACAGACGGCTACGAGCTTACCTATTCACCAGCCCGGTATTTACTCCTACTCCTTTGCTCTGCGCCCCGAGGAGCACCAGCCTTCTGGCACATGCAACTTCTCGCGCATTGATACGGCTACGATCGTAATGAACATGTCCGGAGGTGTGACTATCAGCGCCGATCTAGATGCGACGTGGGATGTGCGAGTGTACGCCGTGAACTACAATATTCTCCGCGTCATGAGCGGCATGGGCGGTCTGGCGTACAGCAACTAAACGTGAACTAAAAATCGAGATTGTTCAATCCCAAATTTTAATTTAATTTTCAAACTAAAGCAGGTCCCAAAACTGGGTTCTACTTTCCTTTAGAACATGTTCAGATCAGACATTGAAATTGAACTTTCCTTCTCTGACTCTTTTTCCAGCATCTCATGTACTGTACGACGCTCTTCTTCAAAGATCGCATGATCTTCTTCTGTTCCTTCAGGTAGTTTCGTTTCATCAATCAGGATATCCACGAACCCAGTTCCGCATGGCGGTTTTTGTCCGAACATGATGTTGGCTGACACGCCGCGCATATTATCCGATTCACCTGTAAGTGCAGCGTTAAAGAGATGCTTGGCCGTTTCCTCGAACGACGACTTGGCCAGAACACCGTTCTCCGTGTTCTTGGACATTCCTGCACGATCGGCCTTCAGGAAGAAGCCAGGGTACGTCATTGCATCTACGAGAGTAATCAGGTGATGGTAATTGATTGACGATCCAGCGAACGCTGTATTGAATTCGCGCATCAAGGCAATTCGGGCCGCTTCAATTCCAAACACATCCTTGATCTGATGAATATCGTTAGAGAACGAGCGCAGAGGATCAGTGTTCGCAACCGTTGACAGATCAAGAAGATTCGTACCCTCAATATCCAGTACCCACTGTGGAGCCGCAACGTACCCTCCAGTCTTCTCATCGTACGTCAGCTCGTCTTTGACTTCGCGGGGGTATACGCGCCCTACACCCTCAATACCCTTTAGGACAGTATCCAGCAACTTATCCTCAATGAATCGCAGAGCCAGAATGTTCTTCACAACATCCGCTGCAAACACGATACGCATCACCAGCTTCCCAGGAGCATTCGTATCAGAGTGAATGCACTCAAACACTTTCAGGACACGATTGTTCTGGATCTTGGCTGCGATCATAGTCATATCAATCACGTTACGCGCTACCATTTCCATATCGTCAAATTCTAGGCGGACTACCCAGGGGGACGTACACAACTGACCATTTGTTACAGAGAACTTCTGGTACGACTGGAGAATGTCGCGATCTTCTTGGACATACGTGTTCTCCGACAGCGGATTAGGATCGTAATAAATGCGCACGGACTTCGTGATATCACGCAACGTAGTTTTTTGGATGTCGCGCTTCTTAGCGATCGCTGCGTCCTGCGATCCAGCTACGGAAGCATCCAGATAAATTGTGTCAATAGGCGTCTTAGGGTTCGGAGAAGCACTCAGAAGCTCCATAATACGTGGCACACCTCCAGTAGCGTTTGCAGCAGACGTACCGGCTGAGTGGAAGGTGTTCAGGGTAAGCTGCGTCGTAGGCTCGCCTACTGACTGAGCAGCCATTGTACCTACCATTTCGCCCGGATGAACCTTGGACTTAATGTACCGGAAATGAATATCCTTCAGCATTTCGTCAAACATCGCCTTGGTTAGACGCATCTTGATAATCGATTTCTTGGGTGCAAAGTGGTAGCGCAAGAGAATATGGAACAGCTTATTGTGACGAGCGAATGGCTGTGAGCACATCTTGTCCAGTTCGTCAACCACGTACACTGGTGTCAAATCCGTCTTGACCGAGTACGGGTTCTGGTACTTTTCTACCATGCGCTCAAAGTGAACTGGGGCAAATACCGTATCTTCCTTGCGGAACCGGAACACGTTACGTACGAGCGTATCACGGTCCTCAATAATCTTATCGACCATATCGTGGAACTCCTTGACTTCACCTTTAACAACCGCCGAAATATCGTCAGCGGAAATCGCGAAGTCCCGGAAGATCTGTTCCATAGACATTAGAGCAAGCGGCAGAGTCTGCTTCTCAACACATACCGAATCAATTCCGTCACCGCCGTAATTGAATTGCACGATAGCGCCATTGACGTTACGTACTGTTCCATCATACTCTACGTGAATATCCTCCATCGTCTTTACCAATCGGCGCTGGATGTACCCTGAATCCGAAGTCTTGATAGCCGTATCAATAAGACCTTCGCGACCACCCATAGCGTGGAAGAAGAACTCGGCGGGACGAATTCCACCAATAAAGTTGGACTCTACAAATCCACGAGATTCTAGACCGTCATCGTACTTGTGGAAGTGGGGAAGCGTGCGGTCCTGTAGGGTGTACTGAATACGCTTACCGCCCACCTGCTGCTGCGACAGCAAAGCCATCATCTGACCAATATTCAAATCACTTCCCTTAGCGCCCGACTTTACCATCTGGTACATCCGGTTATCTTTTGGCAGCTTGTTCATCACTTCAGTATAAAGCTTATTCGTCGTTTCGCCAATTACCTTCATGATCTGATTCTCCAGTTCCTCGCCGTTTTCGCGACCGTCAGAGTTTAGGAACGTGCCTGCATGAACAGAAGACATAATGTCCGCAATCTTCTGCTTACAATCAGACATCGTCGTCTTGATCAACTGATCAGTCTCGGCATTCACAATCAGATCTGAAGGACCGACAGAGAATCCGGAGAACAGGTTGTACTTCGTGACAATGTTCTGGATATCGTTAATGAACTGTCCTGCGCGCTTCGGACCGAAATCGTTGTAGATTACGTGGATGGCACCCTTTGATGCAGAACCGTACGCACCCTTACCCATCACTCCGGACTTCAGTTCGCCATTCACGACCTTGGCTTCGCCATTCAAGTTCATCAGAGGAAACGTCGTGGACATCAGTTCCTTGCCGGTAATTGGCCGGTCCTTGCGGCGGTACGTGGACAGCGGCTTCTTCATTCGCGCCATAATGTTCATCGCAATGTGTTCTGGAACTTCTACGTGATCTTGGCTGACACGGAACGAACCTGTGAGAGTATCCTGAATAATCTGAATAATTGGCGAGTTCGTGCGTGGCGAAATGATCTGGTTCAGGACGGTAGCCAGAGTTTTTAGTTCAGTCGCGGAAGCAATACTTTGAGGCACATGCATGTTCATTTCATCACCGTCAAAGTCTGCATTGTACGGCTTGGTGGCAGAAACGTTGAGGCGAAAGGTAGAGAACGGCAGGACACGGACACGATGGCACTCCATCGAAGCCTTGTGTAGAGAAGGTTGGCGATTAAATAGTACTGAATCACCATCAATGAGGTGACGATGTACTACATCACCCTGCTTCAGATCAATTGTTTCAGGATTAATGAATTTCAGATTTACGGACCGATCATCGTGCTTGATGTACACAGACTTTGCGCCGGGGTACTTTCCGGGTCCATTGCGGACATAGGACATTAGACGATCACGATTATAACTCGTGACAATCTCGGGAAACGTCAGGTTCCGTGCGATTTCTTCCGGAACACCTAGTTCGTCCACATCAATGTTTGCGTCCGGCGTAATAACCGAACGAGCCGAGAAGTCGACGCGCTTACCCATAAGATTACCGCGGACACGACCAGTCTTGGCGCCCAACCGAGATTTCAGAGTCTTTAGAGCGCGACCAGATCGCTGAGCGGCTGGGGGAATGCCTTTGATATCGTTATCCACATATGTTGCAACATCAAACTGCAGAATATCTGTGTACTTATCAATCATATCTGCCGAATCACCCTTGTCAATCCGATCCTGCAGCTTCTGGTTATTGCGAACAATATCGATGAGTTTGTGTGTCAAATCATCTTCCATTCGCTGGTTATCGTCCATAATTACGGACGGGCGAACTGTGAGTGGGGGAACAGCCAGAACTGTGCACACCATCCAATCGGGACGACTGAATTTAGAATTGAATCCAATCAGGTCAACATGACGGTCAGTAATGCGCTGAAACGTCCGCAAAACCATTTCAGGCTGCAGCGGAATTGGGTCACCCTCGTCATACGTCTTTGCCTGTAGCTTGGCGATTGTACCCTCTTCCTTCACGACCTTTGCGATAGTAGGCGAGTTGCAATGCGCACATGCCGACGTTTCCTTCAGCTCGTGAGTCTTGTAATCGGCAGTACGTTCACGCACGGCATTGAACCTGTCCATACCTTTCAACTTTCCTGCGATTGACTCAAGTTCTTCGTCGGGAAGGTACGGGTTCGAGCAGTTCAGACATACTATCTGCAAGACCTTGATCACCTGATCAATGAACTGGTAAAGGTACACTGGCCGAGCTAGTTGAATGTGTCCGAAATGACCGGGACACAGAATGTTGTTCTGCTTACAGGTCGGACAGATCTTGCCGTTCTCAATTACACCGAACCGGGAATCAAAGACTCCGCCAGCCACCGGCTGATCCTTGTTCTGATGCGTCTTGTCAGTAATGACATGAACGACACTGCGCTTGACGATTTCATCGGGGTTTGCGATTCCGAACTGGACACCGATGATAACGTCGCCCATTATTGTATTAGTCTGTATAGTCTTTAGATTCATTCTTCCATTTTTCACGCCTTGGTAACTTTCAACGTAAGTTTCCAAAAATCATCGTCAAACAAAACATCTTTCACTAACTCTTTCGGGAACTCTGTTTCCAAATATTCTCGCCAAGACTCGAAGTCGGGTCCGAGCCGCTGAGCGAATTTCTTTTTGTCTTTGATTTTGAGCCGTTTCAAATCTTGGAAAATACGGTAACAGAAATCTTTCACTAGCGACGAATTATCGCTTTCTTCGCGCAGAATCCGCATGGCGGAATACCACTCTTCCATCCTATTACAATTTCGGTTGAAAGAATAAATGGCAGGTAAAACTCGGCGCGTTAAACGTACAGGCGGGGCTACAGTGGAAGATGAAGCATTATTCGCGGCAATTCGTAGTAAAAATCTAGCTGGTGTTAAAGCTGCACTTGACGCTGGTGCTTGGGTTGATTCGCCAGCCTCTGGTCTTGGTTCACCCCTACAAGCAGCTATGTATAGCCGTAGCCCAGAGGGACTGGATATTGCACGCGAACTGATAAACCGCGGCGCTGACATTAATTTGTATAGGAAAGGTACTACCCCATTACATGTCGCCGCCCGAATTCGTAACAAAGAGATGGTAAAGCTTCTTTTAGAAAAAGGAGCAAACCTAAATATACAGGATGAGTTTCGTAGAACGGCATCCGATATAATGAAAGAGCAGCAACAGAGAATAGCTCAACGTCAAGCTGTAGCAGTCACTGGAGCCCATCCTGAATCAACGATGCCCAATCCAGATGTAGCAAGTATGGTCGGTAAGTTCTTGGGTGGTAAGCGCAAAACCCGTAAGCAAAAACGCAAGACCGGTAAACGCAAAACTCGCAAATAGATAATGGTGGGAAGCAAAACTCGGCGCGTCAAGAAACGTGGTGGTGCCGGAGACTATATCGTCTTATCTGGCGAAGCTTTGGACAAGTTGCGCGCAATGTCGGCTTTTGTTGATACCAGTGCAAAGTATGGATTAGATGCCACTGGCGCTTTACGAATCAATCGGTCATTACTACCTGGTGCTGCGGGCAATCTTCTTCAAGATCTAGCTAAGGGAAACAAGGTTGGATACGTCAGCAACGGAAAAGTTGTGTTTGATGCATCCTTGGGGTACGATGAACGATCTTTGCGCGATGCCATGAAGTACCTTCTTATCGGTACTCCGGGCAAAGAACTTGATACGTTAGTTGAGAATGGATATATTGGAGAGGAACCCGTTACGGATGTAGCTCCTCCTCGTGCCCCAAAACTTGCCCCCAAAGTTCCGTACGTTCCTAAACAGCCGCCGCCCGACAACTTTTTTGGCGACTTCTTGGGCGGTGCGCGTCGTAAAACCCGTAAGCTGAAACTCAAATCCATCAAGCCATCGCACAAAAAGGAAAAGAAATGGGATGCGACATTTATTTACCCTGACGGACACCAGAAAGTTGTACCGTTCGGAGCCAAGGGAATGTCAGATTACACGAAACACCGCGATCCAACTCGCAAACAGCGTTACCTAAAACGCCATTCGGGAATGGGTGAGAGTTGGCAGAAACCCGATACGCCCGGAGCTCTGGCTAAATGGGTTCTGTGGAATAAAAAGACTTTAAGGGCATCAATTGCTGATTACAAGCGCAGATTCAAGTTGTGAAATGCCCGACAAATTGCGGGAATAACTTACAATATCAGTAATACGCCGAGGACCACATAAGGCATACTTCTTAGTCAGTAAACTAAAAATTGATTGATCGTGACGATGTTCTTGGAACCCAGGTAAATTGGGGAATAATGATGGGGAATCGTCAATCAGATGGTAATCACAACCAATATCGTACCATTCGTCTACGAGCTTTCGCGTCTTATCGTTCACATGAAACAAAATAGCTCCTGCTTGATGCTGTGGACTGTATAAATACTGGTGCTTTGACATACCAAGTCGAATAACAAGATCCATCTTCGTCCAATCAAATTCTAAACAGTTCGGTTCAATAATAATATTTTGTGTCTTGGAATACTCAAAATATTGTTTCATCGTCTCCTTTTTACGTACATCAATTTCACATCCGCAGTCCAAGTACATCAACGTATCTCCATCCTTCATGCTTTTCATAGTCTTCTTAATGAGGTAAGGTTTCCATAACCAGTATCCGTATCCTCTAGGATTTCTTTGGATAAACTCTGAGTGCTTCCCCCAAAAATCCCGGTCGGATTTCAAATCAGTATCTGAAAACGCCTTGATTTCATCAAAATTCCCAATCTCCAACGCCTGTTGGACTAATCGGTTCGACGCGTCCTTGTACTTCTGCCCTCCTGCCCCAAACGTTATCAAAGTATTCATTTATTTGATAAAGACTGAACCATTTAAAGTTGTTTAATCTTAGTTTATAATGAACGTTGTGTTGGTACACATAGGCGACGGATTTCCAGGGCATCTGCCTTATTGCCTAACTCAGCTCCAGCTCTTTGTGAAGTGTCCAATCCATCTTATTGTCAATCGTATCCACATAAACAAGTTCAACATCCCAAACGTATTTGCGCTTGAGGATCTTGTTTCAAGTGACGAACATAACGTTTTCAAGAAGTCATTTTCGTTACAAAAAGGGTTCTGGCAGTATGCGACCGAACGCTTTTTCTATCTCCACGAATATGCTAAGCTCAAGAACTTGAAAAATATTCTTCACATTGAGAACGATAACCTAGTTTTTTATGATTTCACGAAACTAAAAGCTGCATTCGAAACTAGACCAATTTGGGCAGTGTTTGATTGCGAAAGTCGAGCAGTTCCTGGGCTTATTTACTTCCGGGATTCGGAATCATTGTACCCTTTAGTCAAACACTTTGTGGGTTCTGGATCTCGTGGGAAAAACGATATGGACGCAATCGGCGAATTCCGGCGGATGTTTCCAGACCTTATTGATTCTCTTCCGATTATAACCAATTACGTTGATCCTCTTCCTCCGATGTTTCATCAACACGCCAAACTATTTGGAACCTTATTTGATGCAGCAGCAGTGGGACAGTACATTGGTGGATTAGATTTGGTGTGTGGTCGCGGCCACTGTTTTGGGTTCATTAACGAAGAGTCAGTTTTTAAATGCAATAAATCTACGGTAGAATGGGTATTTGAAGACGGATATAAAGTCTTGAAACTCAATGGTCTTCGCTTAGTTAATCTTCACGTACATTCTAAAGATTTACGACGATGGACGTCGGATCCCACATCCAATATTGTTTCGGGAGAACGTATTCAGCAGGTATGTGATGTGTTTCTAGGTCGAACGGGAGATTTTAGTTGGAATCCAGTTATTGCCCCACACACTCAAAAACACAAAGATATTGATTCAATTATGGAAGAATGGGATAATCCCAAAGTCTTGTTCTGCTACGGACATCATATCGAATTATTTCAGACCAAAATCCACCTCATGAAGAATCGGTACGTTCTTGTCACACACAACTCAGACGAAAACATTACCGAGAAATACCTCCCAATACTGAATCACGATAAACTTATCGCTATGTGGTCTCAAAATGTATCTATCGAACATCCAAAGCTAAACCTTGTTCCTATCGGAATCGCAAACTCTATGTGGCCACATGGAAATTTAGATATGCTGAGCCAAGTAATGAAACATCTTAGTGTTATACCTAAAACGAAGGACGTATACTTCAACTTCAATATTGGTACAAACTTTTCAAAACGCAATGAATGTTACGATATACTGAAATCCCGACTCCATTTTGAACCAATGAAGTCACATCTCGAATACCTTCATTCACTCGCTCAGCATAAGTTCGCAATTTGCCCAGATGGAAACGGAATAGATTCTCATCGCATCTGGGAATGTTACTATTTGGGTGTCATACCTATCCTACTCGACTCGGTATTTGCTCGTAAACTTGAAAAGGTGATTCCGTGTATTATCTTGAAATCATGGCACGAGTTTGATATTGAAGAATGTAAGAAATACGTTTCAACGTCTGATACATCAGCCGCATATCTTTCGTATTATGAAGACAAGTTCAAGATATACGCTGAACAATGATTTGACCACAATAATTACCTAAATCTGCAACTATGCGGATCTGTGGTCCGGCAGTTTTAATAAACTTCTTGATTCCTTCAACCGTTTGTGGCCAAGGAAAGTTGTAGTCGTCAAACACAATATACCCTCCAATCTTCACCTTCTCTAACGACATCAGACCGTCGCGATAGACATACTCGGTTTCATGGTTTCCATCCACAAAAATTAGGTCAAAGAACTCGTTGGGAAGTGTTGGGACAATATCTTCAGACAGTCCTCGTTTAATTATGAATTTGGCAGGATCCGAAAGTTTCTGAATATTACGGTTGAAATTTTCCCAAGCCCATTCCTGTATTCCCTTATATTCAGGATACTCATCATAGTCCATCCACGGATCTACGCAGTACAATTTGGAGTCGGGGTGTTTGGCATAAGATTTTGAAATAACAATGGCGTTCCCACCATCCGCACATCCTATTTCGAGATAGTTTATAGGACCGGAAGGCATAGGAATATACGGAGCCCAGTTTTTATCAGAATATTGAAAATAGAACCGCCCTACAAATCCCGGAGGAGGAACTGGATAAGCTGGTGGTTTTGGTTGTAGTGATTTTGGCAACCACGATAGTCTCATTGTAATAGGTTTAGAGAATGCATACATAGAAACAACGGTGGGATTCCGGAGCGGTCAAACGGGACAGGCTTAAGATCTGTTAGTCAATCTTTCGTGGGTTCGAATCCCACTCCCATCACCCCACACCTATAGTTCAGCGGTAGAATGCGACACTTCCAATGTTGTGACCCGGGTTCGACTCCCGGTGGGTGTACTTTGAGCCCCCAGACTGGGATTCAAGGTACGTCTTGGCGTTATAATTAAACAGATGGATATAGGCAAAGATTACTGAGCCTATCACCACTGAATACCAAAGTTCCATTATGATTCAAAACGAAATCATAATTCTAAAATAAACACAACTTAACTACGAAGAATGGATGGACCTAAAACTCGTCGTGAATCAAAGAAGACCAAGAAAGAGAAGAAGGGTGAACCGTTTGGAAAGAAACATGTTCGGGCTGTTGAATCTTTGACGACAAAAACAAAATCAAAGTAAGGTTTTACTGATAATACGGTGAGTACGAATACGGTCCCTCTTTTTCGTTCTGAAACCCTGTTTGGTGCGTCGACACGTCACGCCACGATACGATTTCTTGTCGCATCCGCTTGCATGGTACATTACTCGGGCCACGTATCCTCGGTACGACAGAATAGGGGCACGAGCTGTTTTTGACAAAGCTGAAAGTAATCCGTACATCCACTTCTGATACTGTTTCTTACCTTCTAACGGTACTGGATGATGAGAGGCAAGGTACGCTTTGAATGTTGTGCGCAACTTTTCAAAAGGGTAAACTTCCGCCAAATCTTCAATGAACTGGCGCTGCCGTGCCATATCTTCCGGTGCAGGGTCATCGGGGTAATTGGATGCCATGGTAAACAGAAAGTCGCGCCCGGGAACTTGAGTAGGTTTCATCGCTAAGTATCGCGCTTTAACTTCTTCAAAGCTAGGATCAGGACCAGGATTAGGGACTTCGGGGTTGTTGGCGCACTGGGTTCGTAGTTTATGATTCACCATATTGTGGATGTCGTACAGCCATTTAGCAGGATCTCCGCGCAAAGGGTGCTGATTCACAAACTCCTTCGTACTCGCGCGGCAAAACTTGCACGGCAGAACCTCTTTCATTTCGAGAAGGACTTTTTGGGGGTTCGGGGACAGGAAGGCTATAAGATGAAACAATTGCCATCCCGAAGGACCCCAGAAAAGAGTGTTGAACCCCATCTATAACTACTCTTTACCGCAAAAAGAATCTATACTGAATTATAAAAATGGCCGAGATGACTGTCATGAGTTTTGCGGTAGCGATCTTCCTCGGCTCGGCGGTGAGCCAGTTCTTCACCACGATCTCCAAGGGCCTCGTTGCGCCCATTATCGGCGGCCTCTTCCCTGGCGCCCAGGCTGGTCTGGAGAAGTGGACGGTCCAGGTCGGCCCCGTTAAGCTGTCGGTCGGTGAGGCCCTCAGCGCCACGGTCAACTTCGTCGTCGCCATCATCGTTGTATACCTCACTCTCCCCTACATCCGCACGTACTCGCCTATCCAGGGAGGCCGTCGGTAAATTCTTACGCTAAAGTAAATGGCTACCCAACCAACTGATGATGGCGGACTTTTTGGCGCTATTGGTACTGTGTTTACTAAAGCTAAGAACGTAGTTGCGGATACGGTAGCCCCTATGGCTCCAGCAAAACCTCCCCCAACCTTACCTGGTGCTGCGCCGGAAGCGCCTGGTAAGACGTTAACTGGTGGCCGGCGCCGTCGTAAGACTCGCGGTGGAAAGCGCCGGTCTACCCGCAAGACGACTCGCCGCGTTCGTAAATCTAAAAAGGGTGGTCGCAAGTATTAGGGTCCAGTAATTACGGTTTCTAATTAGAATCCTTTTTTAACCTTCTATCTTGAAACTTGTCCAGCCGCCGCGCATGTACTTGCCATACGTAACTTCTACCCGCTTCTCCATTTCAGCAGGTGACAGTTTCAGATCATTATCCACCAACCACTGCTTAAACACACGTTTGAGTGTTGTCTTATCAATAGGCTGCACTTGATCGCCTTCCTGAATCGCCATGAGCTTCTCGTTCATGAACCGCGAGATACCATCGTTCTCATCACGGTACTCTGAAGTATACTGCAGCACAGCTTGTGGAGCCGGTAGCTTTCGCAGACCCTTGCCGTCTTTTAGTACCCACACCAAATAGTTCAGGAACGGAGTTGCCCATTCTTTCGACTGGACTGCAAACTGAATACTCTCGTCCATCGGGAACTCGTTGTTTGCTACAGGGTTCGGCACGAATTTTGATAGGAAGTTGATGACGACTAAACGACGCCACGTACCTCCGTCCGTAGTATTGATTTTCGGCTTGTCGTTACACGCCAAATGGAACTTAGCCTGAACCTCGAACTCAGTGCCTGACTTAAATAGGTCGCGGGCATACATTTTTTCGCCAGACGTAATCTCCTTCATCAAACCTGTATTGAGAGCAATTGACTCATCAGGTTCCTGCATTGTTACGAACCGGCGACCCTTGAGTCGGATAACTTCGGGGGCAGCATTGCCCGAACCTTTACGCTTCTGAGTAAACAGCGAGATCGGAACAGTGCAAGCATAATCGCCCAGCGCCGTAGACGTCAAGTTCATAATCATCGATTTGCCGTTAGATCCAGATCCTGTAAGGATATGGAACTTCTGGGCCGTGTTTCCTCCGACCAAATTAGTCGCTAGATGCTTGATAAAGTAGTCGCGCACAACCTTATCGGGAAGAACCTGTTTCATGAAATTTTCAACAGCTGGCCACGTATCGTAATCGTAATGATTACGAGCCGGATCGTAATCGATTCCAGTTGAGAATGAAAGGTAATCTTCGGGCTTACCGTCGCGGAACTCAAACGTCATTAGATCAAGTACGCCATTGTTGAATGCAATCAGATCCTTGTTGGAATCTAGTTTCTTTGTAAACTCCTCGTCGAAGAACAGTTCGCGACACTCACGCATGACATTATCCTTGAATCGCGTCGTCTTAAGCTTTGTGTACATAACGTTCAAACCTGAACGCTGCTTCTCTACCTGACAGTACTCGCAAAATCCACAGTCCGTCTTTCCTTCGCCAGAGCATTCTAGCAAACCACGATCCTTCATTTCTACCTGAAGCGTCGTCATCTTATCAAAGAACACTCGCGCAATCTGCTTTGACAGCTTCAGTTGTAGATCCACACCTTTATCGGTTTCGCGCCATACATGACCAGCCCACCGAAACCAGATATTCTTTCCGAAGTCGCAGCACATGTAGAGATCGCGGAACTTGGCGTGAATTACACAGGCCATATCGTGCTCAGTTCCAGAACATGCTGCCAGAACTAGACGGTCTACATTATTGGCCTCAATCTCGTCATAACCTTCACGATTATCCATTCGCGACCAGTACCTCAAAGACTTTTCGCTCAGACGATCGCCATCATTGCGGTACGAGATAGCGTTCCACGTATTAATACAGTCTGCCTCATTGTACTTCTCCTCGTTCTGATGACTGAAATCCAGGAACACATCAATGAGTTCTGGGTGGATATTGTGTAAACAATGTGCCGCATCAATCCATGTCTTGTAGCTATCAGCCCTCTCAGGATTCCAATTCATAACGTGGTTCTTGAGATACTGCTTGCGGTCAGCATCCAGGGGCGGAATCACGATACGACCATCGGGAGATGAACCACGAGATCCAGGTTGACCACGCTGAAGTTGCCGACCACTACGAAGTGCAGCGCTTCCACCGGAAATCCTGACCTCCTGTTGAGTTTTCAAACCCGCATAAATCTTCTTGGCATCCTCAGTCATTGGAGTTTCGTCTTTCTCATCGCGGCAAAGTGACAGAGTCTTCATCAGAGCCATTGACGGCTTCGGAATATCATCAATAATCTTCATTTCGGTAGTAGACCATTCAATTATATATGACACAAGGTACGGTAGTGAATTGGGATCGTTCTTGCGAGACCCATAAAGAGTCCATGGACACGACCGATTCACGACCTGTTCGTCATACACCTTCTCCCAGCTCTCCGTAAGCGGCAGACCCTTGAAATGATCGTCCATCGTCTTCACGAGATTGCGACGTGCGCGCTGCTCCACGAACTTGTGGGTACAGATATCTGGCACCACGATATGAATACCGGACTTCATCTTGTTCTTCTTGGAATCTAGTGTCGGTTTGCGCTTTTCCATAATGTACAGCTTTACCGTTTCTGGAAGCTCAAGATACTGATTGATTTCGCCCATATAGGCATTCACAAATGAACTGACTTGTTCGCGCGTATGCAGATGCTTATCATGACTACGCTCGTAGATGAAGTCAAAGTCAATGCGGAGAGGACCAATCTCAGTAGACTTCTCTACAAGATACTGCTTCTCCTGATCCATGATGCTTTCTACGTAAAGTTCGTAAAACTTCGGAATATCATCCTCTCCAATAAAGTACTTCCCCCCGGCTAGGGACGTATGAGTCCAAACACCATCAGTTTGATGGTTGTCCAGAAACTCACGTAGAGACCCCTTGTTCGCCATTCCGTATGTTGACCCTAGACAACTTTCTGGCAACTCATCCGTTTTGAACGCACCGTTAAGAAACGAATTTATAAATGAATGGTATGAATAGGTAAAGATATGGAGAAGTTCTGTCCTGCGTGCAAGAGTTTGCTGAATGATTTCGATGAACGGGTCGTGGATGGTACCAAGACAGCTGTTCGTGTTTGTTCTCGTTGCGAATATACCATTTCAATCGACAAGAAGAATCCGCTTGTCTATGAACATATTCTCCGAGAGGATAAGACGACTCGTTTGAGTATGAATCCTTACCTCAAACACGACGCAACTCTTCCACACTTTGACAATATTGCATGTTCAAACGAGGACTGCCCATCAAAGTCTGGAGCCGTATGGGATGTTGTGGGTATGAAACTGGACGAGAAGAAGCTGGTGTGGTTTTACCAATGCTGTAATTGCGACCGTATGTGGAAACAGAATGCCGGTAATAAGTAATGGCGACCCAAAAAGACAGGTTCTGTAAGTGTATTAAGGCTGTTCGCCGAACGGTGAAGCTTAATAAAAAGTACGCGAAGTCAAAGGAAGGAGCGGCGATTGCGATTTGCACTCGCACCATCCTTTTTCCTCGTGGGCGTACTTTGAAAAAATTTACGTGTGTGAAAAAAGGTCGTTTAGTTACTCAGAAGCGGAAGTTAGAGCCTTCCAAGAAATAGGAAATAGAGGTTCAATAAGTTCTCCAATCATTTCCGCATATCTTCGGATCTCACGCTGGGCGGTAGGGTCGGTGCGCAACTTATAGAGGCGAGCGTACGCTGCCAGACTACCAGTTTCAATAAACTCTGTGATCATAGACTGGGGTAGAATACACCTGGCAATTTCAGGAGCTACACCCTTTGAAAGCAAATCCTCATACAGCATCACGTTGACTTCTGTATGGGTTTTCATCATCTCATGAATCATGTCGGCATTATCAACCTGATTCTCCTTGCTTCCCTGCTTCAGTTTCGGATCACGCTCGCGAATCTGGTCTGGCGACGGAATCCAACATTCAGGAGTAGTGTCCACGTACCGGCGCGACACCTCGTTACGCGCAAACCCAATTTGGTGACGGTACCATTCCCTCGCTACAAAGATCGGCATCTTGAATCGGAATCGGAGTTGGGGATGAAAGAATGGTGAAACGTGATTATGTTTCGCGAGATACTTAATTAGCTTCCCATCCTGTTCGGTAAACTCAGCTGATTCCTTAGCAAACGATACACGCGCGGCATTTACGACTGTCAGATCATTGCCAAATACGTCCAGAAGTTCCATTAAGATAAATAAGCTGGATGGATTAAAATGGAAAGTATCTACATAATCTTAGAGTAGTCATACAATGGAAGAACTGCGCTTTGAGTCCCGTCTTCTTCATCCTGAGGTTCAGGCAGTTGAGCGCGAGAAGGTCGCTGAAACTCTGAATACGCCTCGCGTCACTGATCCTTATTATACGAAGTACGAGTACGCCTGTTTATTGGGTACTCGGGCCCAGCAGATAGCAGATGGCGCTCGCCCTCTGATATCTTTGGATGGTATGTTGACGTCTGACCCTCTGTTTGTTTGGAATGTAGCCGAACGCGAGATCTCTGAAGGCGTTCTGCCGTTCATTATTCATCGTAGGTTTCCTTCGGGTATTTCGGAGTACTGGAGTACGATGGAACTCAAGATCATCCACACATAGAGCGAAGGGTCGCCTCGCTTGGCGGGAAAATCAGTAACTTGTCTACAGGTAATGGCTTGACCAACATACTAGGCGAATCGTGCTTTGCCGTCTTATTTCCCCACTGTATATCTACGCTCTGGTTTGCATCAAACCGAGATTGATCACGGACAGTTTCTCCATATAAACGTCGAGCATCTGAGGTTACATACTTACCTCGTAAGTCCTTTAGTAAAAATACTGATAGTACGGACAGAGCTAACGCAGTGTAGAAATAGTTTTTGTAAAAGAGTCCGAGCACGGCCAAGAGCAAGACAGCTGTTGATCCTGATCGCGACACCATCATCATATCAAGTAAACCCAACGAGAACTTTTTGAACGCCAGTACAACTAGCAGTACTCCTAAGATTGCCAGAGCAAAAACTGAATCGTTGCTCATCCTTATTCAATGTACAGAAAACGAATATACAGAAACTATGATGAATAGGAATAAGACATGCTGATCCCTATTCGCTGCTGGACTTGTAATAACCCCTGGCTTTCTAATCGGTACCCTCTTTATCTTGAAAAGGTCAAGGAGTACCGCCGAGCTGACGGAAAGCCCGACGATATGGAGTACCTCACACCTACAACGGTAAAGACCGCAGAAGGAAAGGCTCTAGATGATCTTAAAATTACGAAGCAGTGCTGCCGCCGCCATGTTCTATCGCATATTGATCTGATCTAATATTCTAGACTAAAGACAAATATGTCTTGTACCTTCAAGCCGAAGGGCATGTCTTATACTGAATTCCTCCGTAGCAAGAAGTCTACGGATGTTAAAGTCATCAACACCAAAAAGCTTCAGGATGCTTCTGATATTACGACACAGAGGCGTTTAGGAAACTCGCGGGTTTTTGCTTTGAATAATCAGCAGACCAAGGGTGTAATCAGCCACCCCATTGATTTTTCACAGGAGCCTATTACCCAAACACAGTCAGCGTACAAGGCTGCTGGTGGATCTCGTAGGGTAGGTAGCGCGTCTGATTTTACAGCCTATACCGGAGGTCAGGCGATCGGAGAGGAGATAAGGGCCGGTTTGCCATCGGGTAAACTTACCCAGACTCCTGGTATTCGTTTAACGTCTGCCGCGGTTCCCCAGAGCGCTTCGGATTTTACTCGTAGGACTCAGGGGTGCAAGGAAGCTCTTGGAGAGCCTCATGCTGCTGCGACAGTCACTCCTCCTAAGTTCGTTGACGACACCATTCGTAATCTGGGCAATCCTACCCTGTGCACAACTGGATCTATTGCCAAGTCAGGTGCGTGTGCAAATAGCATCACCAGTCGCCCAGCTAACCACGGTGTCAAGGCTCATACTGCGTTCCCCGACACTCCTAACCGACCCTCTCAGGGTGGTGGTCAGTTGGCTATTTTTGGAAATCTGGAGCCCGGCAAGGAGGCTGCAGCGTTTGGTGGTGTCACCATTGCTCACGTTAAGAGCAATATTCCAGTTGTGGCTATTCGTACCCGCAGTGGTATCAACCCTAACTACAAGGTCGGTGAGGCTTTGCCCAACCTCAAGTACGTTGAGAGCCATCACGGAAATGATCTCAAGGTTAACCCTCGTCGCGTACCTACGCCTTATAAGAACGTTGCGATTCAGCCTGATCAGAAGAAGATCAATAAACCTGCGAACACATTTACTGTCAAGTAAGTTTAACACTTAATGCTCTACGTTCTCACCAATATTCTACAATTCCAAGAGTTTTTGGACTACTTCAAACAAACTCATGGAAAGTTACTAGATCTGTCGAAAGTTCCCATTTCCAAACTTGCAGAGGAATCTATGTCCGTAGTCAACCATCATTCAGAGTGTGCCGTGTTTTTGGGATACCTGGAACCAGGATGGATGCTTGAATCTGCCCACCAAGTTCAACTAAGAAAACTCATTCGTAAATTTCCAGTAGCTATGATCTCAAAGTTTTTATACAGTATTCCCTTTTCCTGGAAAAACGAAACTCATTCCATTTATACTCAAGTTCCTTTAAATCAGTATGGACCAGCCAAAGTTGTCGACGATGGTCGTTCTGTACAACACGAATCTGAAGTTTGATACTAACAAAATTATGAGCGATCTTCCACTAGATACCTCCGTCATCAAGATTGAGAAACGCGGTGTTGCTCGGCGTGGCGAAAGTCAGCGAGATAAGATCAAGCGCCGGTCAACCAAGACGAGTCCGAGTAATACAACAGGTTTCTGTCACAACTCAATTACCGTTGTGGTCTTGAATGATGGAGATGGTACTCTTCCCCAAAAGGAAATTACCATAAAAATCTTTCAGAATGGAGTGTTTCACTTAACTGGGATTCTGGATCCGCGGTACGATACTTGCTCTATGCGTATTCTGCTCAACTCTCTGTGGACCAAGTGCCGCGAATCAATTATTGATGCTCCCGAAAAGTATGAAATCATGAAACGGCGAGTTGTTCTGATGAATTATACTACGAAACTATCATCCAACCAAACGGTTCCTCGTGAACTCATGTTCACAAATATCCGTAATTTAGGGCGCGAGAATGTTACGTGCGCCTACGATCCCGATGTGTATCCTGGTGCCAAGATCCGCATCGGTCCAAAGAATTGGATAGCTAAGGTTTTCCGAACTGGTAAGATTATTCTCACTGGAATTACTGATCATGATGAAGTGGTAGAATTTGTCAGACAACTTTCGTGTCTTCTTGCTGAGGTGCTGCCGCAAGCGCCGAAACTACAAACCCAGTCAGTACCAGCTGTCCTACCGTAAGACCTGTTAGAAGAATGAGCCACAAATAAAGCATGAATGGCGAACTCATGGATTGCCAAGTTCCACTAAACACGGCGACTGCGCCGGCGACGTACAGTATGATGCTTACTACGCTTCCCGCGACGAGTCCTCCTGTGACGGCGTCCATGCTTTTTCTTTGTCTTACGCTTACCTTTTGTATCCATCTGCGTACCGCTTCCGGGGTACATATCCTCAGCTCCACGCAGCCGGAATCCTCCTTTTAGATCAGAAGCTTTCACCGTCATAGGAGTAGATTTAGCGAACTGGTCATATGCCGCTCCGGCTTTCAGGGCAGCTAGGGTTTCTACCGATTTCTGAGCGATATCTGTAGGATTCTGGCCCGGAACACTTCCGGCTGTAGGAATGTTCACTGGCTGAACTGCCGCTCCTCCGCGAATCTTGCGTCCGCGCCCTTTACGCGTACGGTGCCGCCCAGCCCCTTTTTGACCAGCTCCCAGTGCCTTAGCTGTTTCCGCTTGCTGAGCTGCATCCGCCGCAGTTTTTGCCGCAGCCGCTTGCGCAATGCTCCCTGAAATCTGGGGAAGAGGCATTGGTTTCACGGGTTCTACCTCTGTAGGTTTAACAATCATCTGCCCATTGCTCGCTGTGGTAGGCATATTAATGTATAGCGCAGAAATAACACAAATGCCACTGACATCTATTCAGATCCAAGCTCTTGTTCGCGAGATGGATTACAGTATGCGACGCCACAAGGGTCTGAAACAGACCAACCCTACCGAGTATCGCAATAAGGTGGTGGCTGAGAACCAGATACTCTATGACGACATGCCATCCATCTTTGAGATGCACTTTTCGGGTAAGCTTGATGGAACGTTTTTCGATATGTTAGCTCTGCGTCGTCAGGTTGAGAAAGGTCAGCTTACAGACGACGAAGCCTCTCGCCAGATTGGTCAGAAGCTGTTTGATCGGTACGTCAAACCTGTGATTGGCGACGACGTTCCTCCAGAACAGCGTACTGGCGCACAGGCTCCAGCTTCGGCTCCAGCTGTTAAATCATATGCTGAGTATTACAAAGAAACAGATGGGAGCGGGATGTCCGATCCGCCAAGTTAGACATATATATAAAAACAGACCCAGTGGCCCTCTTCTCGGTTATTCGCCACTAGTGGGTGTGTGCCGAGTCGGATGTGGTGGATACAAAATTCCAAATCTGCGTAGGTAGTAATGGCATACGCCGGAGCAAAAAAGTTCCAGTACCAGCAACTTCAGTTCTGTCCCCAGCGCAACGTTGCAAGTATCAGTAAAGAAAAGTTGTTTGCAGCAACTGTTTCCAAGTACGATCCGCGTACTGGACGCACAACTAGATTACAAAATTGTGTTCCTTACGAACAGCTGCTGACTCATCCCAGCGGCCGTTGCCATCCTCCCCCACCTCGATGCGAATACTATGTGTACGTGCAAGGCGAATTCGCTAATTGATTACTGCTATTTACGTAATATTTCCTTTCTAATAACAAATGAGGTTACTTACCCTATTAGTATCTCTATTTGCTATTATAACTCCCGTCCATCCCCAAGCAACTGTCGGGACTACGACGCTAACTGCTACAGCTACTCGTACTCGCGTCCTAGGAACTCCTAGTCCTACAGCCTCCCGTCCGCGTCCAGGACCAGCTACCCCTACAACTACAGCTACCCGAACTCGCGTCGTAGGAACTCCTAGTCCTACCGCCTCCCGTCCTCGTCCAGGACCAGCAACTCCGACAACTACAGCTACACGAACTCGAGTTAGAGCATCCCCTACGACAACTGGGACTCGCACTCGTGCTTTGCTATCCCCTACTCCTACAATTACCTCCACCCGGTCTAGAGCTGGTCCATCTCTTAGTCCAACTACGACTACGACTCGCACTCGCGCTATTTCTACTTCTGGTACCGTTTCCTCAACAAATACCCGGAGCCGATCAGTTGCTGGAAGCCCTACAGCAAGTACCACACGCACTCGTTCTGCAGCAAGTTCAGTAACTGCTACTGGAACTCGCACACCTTCTCCTGGAGCGTCGTCGTCTGGAACAGGAACCGTAACAGCCAGTGAAACTCGTTCTTCTACGGCCGGAAGCACAGCGTCAAACTCTTTCACGCCCCAAGGAACTCCTTCCAATACTGGAACTTCCACTTGGACATCGAGTTATACTCCAACCATGTCTATGACCGGAACACGGAGTTATACTGGAACAGCCACACTTACTCCAACAATGACTATCTTGAATGGAGTTGCTGCCCAGCAGGTTTCTAACTCTAACTCTCCAGATATTGCTATTGTTGGAATTGCTGCTGGTGCTTCTGTCGTTGGTGTTCTTGGTGTAGCTTTTGCAGTTGCTTACAGCCGTCGCTCACCTAAACAAAAGCTCGTGAATCCGGTATATCATGATGAAGCAGTAGAAGTGCGACACAATCCTGTACGTGCTCCTTTGGAACGTCAGCGCAGTATGACTTATCCAGTAGAACCTGAAGCTCCAAAAAATGTCATGCATCAAGGATTGAAAAATCCGTTTGCTGCCAAACCTATGATTGTGAAATTCACTCCTACCCAGATTCGTGCAAATTATGATCTCCCACCTCCACCCCCACCACCTCTGGAAGACGTTTAATTAGCTTCGTCCAACAAACGAGAACGCAGTTCTTCCAGCATTTTTCCAAGTTTATTGAGTCCGCGCCACTTTGATGCTAGTTTAGCTTTGTCTGTATCCATAGACGTTCCGATTCCCCAGTAAATATCCCGAGCGTCCGCAAACCCTATCGGTCTTTTTCCAGTATCCAGCAACTTCGTACGAAGATCTGGATGTTGAGTAAACTTAGCCCTGATCGCATTGCGCATAACTTCATCCTTCTTCGACTCCCACGTTTCGTTCTTTGATAACTTTTTGAGGTAAGCCTTAGCCGCCTTCGCAGATGCCGCCTTCATGATCTTTTCGTTGATCGTATCGTTCTTTGATTCCAGAGCTTCCATTGATCCTACATAGTGTGTGACCGTAGGATACGTCGTCCCAGCAATCTCCACAGTCTGCTTCGCATCATTGCTGAACCCCATAAACTCTCCGCCGGTTTCGTCACCGACATTAAAGAGTACCGGCTCCAGCTCTTCTTCCACCTTCTTCTTTAGTTTACGCTTCTCCTTCTTCGTTTCCTCGGGCGGCGAAACCAGCTCGTCAAGTTTGGGTTCTGGTTCGCCTGGTAAAGGCTCTACTTCCGGCTCCTCCTTCTTCTTTCCAGTACGCTTGAAGATGAATGTGCGGTTCATAAACGCGTAAGTCTGCTGCTCCTTTGTTAAACTGATATTGGTCTGCTTTTCGTACAGCTCAGAGAACAGTGCAGTTTCCTGTAACGAGAACCCGTACTCTGCAAAGATATCCGTAACTTTTCCAAACGGAACAAGGTACTCTACGGCTGGCTTATCAAAGCTTTCCAGAAACACTTTGATTCCTAATCCAAACTCTTCAGTCCAGTTCTCGCGGTCCTCGTACTGTTTTGTGAACTCTCCAGCTAACTGCTTCTCGTTTCCAAACAGGTGCGTCTTCTTTCCCATAAGCAGAGAGTACACTGCCTGCCCATCCAAACATGTTCCGAAGAATACGTCCTTGCAGTATTTGTGAATGTTTTTTACAAATCCACGGAACGTTTCCTCAGTTTCACAAGCATAATGTATTGCAAACTGACAGCTGGCTGCATCGAATTCCTGCAATCCGTGAAACTGCTGGAGGTACTCGGTCGGCGCAGTTTCTGTCCCCAACAAAATTGGCATGTACTTATCCTCCTGTTCAAACATAGGAAAGTACTTAATATCGCCTTCCAGAAACAGAGAGGGAGGAATGTACGAATGCGGATTCTTCTTCTTGTCGTTAATGTACCGAATAGCCGCACCCTGAACGCCTGCTGTAATGTTTGCTAACGAAACATCAATTCCCACAACTTTTGAACAATGCGCCTTCTTCCACTTTTGTAAATCTCCCGCCCGACCCATAGCTAACTCAAGTAAAGTTTGATTTTTTTCCAGAGCGTTGCGGTACAGTTCTTCTTTTACACGATTATGAAACGTGTACACATCCGCAAACACACGAGTACTGCGTTTCAGGTCGTCGCGATAATAATCGTCTTCCAATCCCGCATCAACAATAGCTGTTGTGAACGACATGATCATTTCTTCAGGAATAGGAACGTGCATGGACGTCCAAATTGAGTCAGCTGTAGAAATGTCGTTACCATACTGCGGCTGGTGAAGAACACGGTACTGGTGCGTTTTGTCGTACCGCGTACGCATAACCGTCCATCGGTGGGTTTCAGTATCGTACGCACACTCAATGATCGTATTGGTTTCTACCTTATCGCCATTCTGGTCTACTGTTAGACCCTTATCGTTCAGAGGAATCGTGATTTTGTACGCTTCCGGATCACGAGGCGTTGACGGCTGAAATACGCTGGGGATACGTGTATTCATTTCCGCGACCTTTGACAGACTTTCGGGTAATGCAGGTTCAGTGTACTCTCCAGTCATCGTTTCGCGAGGATATATGATATTGTCGTCGCGCGGAGTACGACTCACGTACAGCTGTCCCTGCTTTGCCGGAACGTTCAGAACAGGATCAAATCCTTCCTTGTCGTCAATCGTTACCAGGAAATCAATACTGTTCTGATCCGCTGGCTTCCATTTGTACACCCGCATCCACGTATCTCCCCTTGTATCTTCCGTTGGTGCTACCCCAGTATCGCGAGGTGTGAAGATAAGGCCGTCCGTTTCAAACTCATACTCAGTATTCAAAACCGTACGAATCGCTTCCTCCATCGTCTTTCCATCACCCGCAAAGAACTGTTTTGTTTCGACACGCAGCGGAATCAGAGAATACGCTGTTGTAAACTGCGTTTTCAAATCTTCAATGAATGCCCGTGCAACTCCTAAACGAGAATTCAGAGTTGTGTCCTCGTCCGTCTTCATCAGAGGAAGCGCTTTGACATCACGATTACGAAACCGGTAAATATCAAAGATACAGAACAAGTTCTTTTCCAAGATAAACTCGCCATCCACGAAATCTCCAATATGTGAATCGTTCATCGCCGTAATTCCTGTCCACGTAACTCCCCGATTCGTTACTTTTAATAACTTGCGATCACGCGAAACGTACAGTCCTGCGCGCTCACCGTCCGCCTTGATTGTGACAGTGTACCCTTTAGAAATATTGTACGGAATTTCTGAACTCAGGTGTCGGCGCATCATCGTGACAGGATTGTAGAACTTTAGTCCAGAATTCTTGAATTCCTGGCTGTACCTCTGAATATCTGAAACAGGAAGTACAAACGACGTCTGGTAAAACGACTGGAGAATTATAAGAATAACTTTTTGAAACTCCTCTACCACCACATGTGGCTCCATCTTCGTTTCATGATTCACAAACTCAATTTCCAATTCGTACTTCGGCTGCTGCTTCAACATCGTTTTCAAGCTCTGCTTCACGTTCACTCCACGCGACTTAATCATTGAGAAATCAATGCGGAACAGTTCCGTTGCAGTCTTGAATGAGCGCCGATGAATTAGGCGGACATGCGCCTTTGGATCGTTTGGATCACCCTGCCAATCTTTGCGGATCTGCGTTTCTTTACGCAGAGTAAACTTCGAAGACGCTTCAGATACCTCAATTGTGTCGCGCTTCGTTCCGTTGTAATACGGCTCCTTACGCTCCACAGACAAGGGAAGGTCCTTGAAGGATGCAGTAGATACCAGCTTGAAGATGTTACCTGTTTCCATGACATTGACTCGTGTCTTGTCGGGATACGAGAACGTCATGTTGTGCGTTTCCACAACAGTACCAACAGATAGACCCTGGATGGTTTTTATTAGACGATCAGCGACGTCTTTCGTTTGGATCTTATCAGAAAGCAGCTTACATTCTAACTCTGCTTTATGATCCTTTTTTGCAACGGCGACAAACTCGCCGATGGATCCAATAATCTCCTTGGAGATTATATCCATACTAATATTATCTTTTTACTTGGACATTAATCAGTCCATTTTTACTCTGGGATCATGCGTTCATACGTCTTTCTAGTCTTCTGATCTTCGTCCATACGTTTCTTCTGATCTAGGCAAAAAGTCACGTAATTCTGGATTTCAATAAGGCACTTATTGTCTAGAACATTCGTTGAAACCAAGATACCTTTTTCGGTCTTCGTGTACTCCTGAGTATACTTCTGTACAATATCAAAAATCTGGCGATGTTCGTTCGCCTCTAGCTTATCCAGCTGATCCTTGAGCAGTTCCTTCTCAGTACGAGCAAAGGTATTCATTTGTTTTATCTATGATTTTGATGTTTAAACTGGCGGAGGAGGTGGGGGAAGAGTGTCGGGACCCAAAGCTGCATCACCACCCTTCTTTAGTCTGCGCTTCTTCTTCTCTGCTTCAGGAATAGTTGGCATAATCACTACCTGCTTCTCACCTTCAGCAAGTGCTACCGGTGCAACAAGCATCGGCTCAGGTGTTCCAATCTGAGGAACAGGTACGCTCTCTACAGTGTGTAGTAACTTACCCACTACAATGATCTCTGTATCTTTCTGCTTGAATTGAGCCCCTACAACTTCAAATTCAATATCCTGACCCTCCTCAATCTTTGAGAACTCTTCGTCTCCAAAATAAAGATCACGAGGAATGAGGACCTTGATTGGCGGAGTTTCGGCGTGAATACCAACCTTTGATCGAACTGTCACTCGCGCCTTAAGTTTCTGGCCAGGATGGGGCAGGCACACATCCGCCTGGAACTTGACGTCGTAATCAACTCCGCTCTTTGTATAATTTGTCCGTCCTACCGAGTAATCTACGAGCGTAACACTGTTTCGCTCAATAAATCCTTCAGCTGAACAAATACCTTCGTAATTCATCTTGAGCTGCGCTAAAATTGAGGCTTGCATGTTTTTTTGAAGGAACTTCGAATCAATATGGACCTTCTTCTGAAGTTCGCGACGGTCAAACAAAGGATCCATTTTGTTATTCATTCGGTTAGGAATAAATTATCGGTTTTTCACTGCCAAACATTTTGGAAAAAATTGAAGCTCCCAAAAAATCCATTGAGGATCCATTGTTCCGAAACCGAACAACCATTAGTCGCGAAGTTTTTCGCGTAGTTCCTTGTTACCTTTCTCATTTATAACCTCAAATTCTTCGGGCGTAATCCAGTACAGACCTTGCTTTCCAGCTAATACAGCTTCGCGAATCAAGAAGTTCAAGTACAAACACCTGTCCTTCTTGCCTTTCGCTTTTTCAGGAAAGTCTTTCCCGTTCAACCATTTCGCAAAACTGTTCAGCGTTTCTTCTTTAAAAGAAGCACAAGCTTGCCCTCCGATCGTTTTAGTGCGTCCTACAACTTCAACTTCGTTATTTTTGGGATTCAAGTTGAAAATGATCTTGTCGTCTTTCATTGATGCAAATATATCAGATTTTCGCGCAATGAAACGGTCTTCTAAAACACGACGCCACTGTTTGTAGTCGTCTAACTGTTCGCCCACTGGCACCACCGGTTTCAAATCAGAATCAAATACTCGATTCAGTCCCAGGACATAAATACTTCCAGTCTTAAGCGGCTTAGAATACGGCTGGTCCCAATTTCCAGACAGCAGATATGCAACCTTCTCGGATTTCGTGAGCATAGCGTCCACAATGTACCAATCCTGAATCTCGGTAGAAAACGTTTTTACATACTCTGGTAATTCGGCACGTTTCGCTTCTAGTGTTGGTACATCAGTTTCTTCTTCGTCAAATACTACATCTGAAAACATAATTTCCCGTGGTTCTTGCTTTTTGAGTACACGCTCCAGCATCGTCTGATTTAATCCACTAGAATACGCTACAAAATCGCCTTTGGATTCCAAATAACCTTCACCCACTTTCAAAGGAGTATCAATAGCATTCTGAATCAGGTACTGAACAACACTCGGATCATACTCCTTCAACAAAGCCTGCTTCGATAAATCCTTCAGATTCCAAATTGGTTTCTGTTTGAACAGTTTGATCAATTTGTCAAATACTTCGTCACGCACATCCAAAATTGATGACAGAGGTCGTGAGTGTGTCGTGTCCGGCTCTGAAGATTCTACTTGGCACACAAGACCAGTAATCTTTTCTTCAAACGTCGGAGCAAACATTTCTGCTAAAGATAACTTTAGCTCCTTCTTGTCCTGCGCCCGAATCTGTGGAACTTTCTGGTTACGCCAATCGTCCGGTAAACTGTTCACGGAGTTTTGGAGCTCACAGTCCATCGCAGATTCCATAACCACTCTCTTGACTTTAGCGATCTTCTGTGCCTTAGGTTCAACGAATGCTCGGTACACGTACTCATCCAGAGTTTCCTGTTTGCCTTTAGGGTACCGACACACGTGCAAATAAATCGTACAATTCTGTTCTTCAAACGGTAGAAGCGCATGTGAACACGTACGCATTCCACGACCCAATACTTGTTCAAGTCGGCTCATATTGTACCACGGATCAAGTACATGCATCTGACGGACGTACCGGAAATCTACACCTTCCGCTATTTTTGAAGATGCTACCACTACCCGGATATCTGAACCGTCAATATTAGCTTTGTTGCGCAAACGGTCCAGCGATTTGCGAATATCAGTTTCAGATGTATCTGATGTAATTAGAATATACCGCCCCTTTGATCCACGCTTCACTTCGTCAGACGTATCTTTCAGTAATGGTCGTCCAATTGCAGACTCGTACCCGTGCTCTTCCAAACACATCGCAAACAATTGTGCTCCCGATGTTACTAAATTTGAGTACACAAAAACTATACCATCCGTTTCTTTCAGTATGCGCGTAATGAGCCCAAATTTGGAACTGTATAGTGCAATCTTTGACGGAGCCAAAAACTTTTCGCCTTTGTAAGAGTACTCTTCTCCTTTCATGTCAAACGTTTCGCGAAACGTCTTGCCGTCTGGGAAAGCACATACAGTTGGCGACTCTTCTGACATGATTTTCGAACTTGATGATAGTTTCTTGATTTCGCGCTCCTGAATCGGATGGACATACGATTTTACTAGCTTCAAATACTTGCGGGGATTCTTAATTGGGTTTCCATCCACATCCTTCTCACGATCAATTTCGGCAGTCAAGTTTTCTGGAGGAGGTAAGCGGAAAGGAAACGTAAAAGGGTTTTCGCCTTTAATGAATGAAACATAATCCTGGCACAAACGTCTGAATTCCTGTTCCTTCCCTTCTTTGAACTCTCCGGACTCCGTAAATATATCTGATGGCTTGATGCTTTTAGTAGGTGGAATCTTCTTTTCGTTCCACAGAAAAAGGTTGAAGTAGTACACGATTTCATCGTACGTGTCGTACATTGGCGTAGCAGTTAATAAAACCAGCGTCATGCCGTTCGCAATCTGAATAATGTTTTGTAACTCTTTGGCTGCCAGTTTACTTACTGTTGTTTCCGTCATGTCATCAGTTACACGAAGATTATGGGCTTCATCAACAATAATTAAACGATTATCAAATGTTTCGTGGATCCATTTAGCTTGTTCAGACGCAGAACGTTTATCTAACTCATTCCGCACCATAATTGCGAATCCTTCATAACCAAAGAACTCATAAAACTCAGAAATAATTCGAGATGCTCTGGCCGCTAACCGATTACGGCTTGCACGGTCCGTATACCGCAAAGTTTCGTCGCTTGATCGCTCAAGCATTTCCAAATATCGTCGCCCAGTACACTGTTGAGATATAACAGATCCATCAGGATCTACACGAGAAACATCAAAGATCTCTTTCTTGAAATTCTCCTGGATCGTTGGGTTGGAAAGTACTAATACTCTCTTATCCTGAAACTCGGGGCGAATAATGTACTCTTCAGCAATCTGAATCGCTGAACATGTTTTTCCTGCTCCAGTTCCATGTACCATCAGTAAACTCCGTGTTGGCGAATCGGGTGACAGAACGCGACGTAGAAACCGCTGGACTGGCTGTAACTTGAAATCCTGCGAGGCGCGGGAACACTGTTCTTCGCGCATAAGTTTCAGTGACTCCAGACTGGCAGCTGGTAAAGTCTGGGCCTTTGTTTCAGCCAGTTCAGGTAACT